CTGGAGGTGTCGGTGTAATTACATCGTTACCTGGTGTCGGGTATCTTCCCATTCTATCCGCTAACCCACTACCATTATCAATAGTAATTGGACCATAATCTGGCTGTGGTCGACTTCTAAACGGATCAAATCCGCCTCCGAATCCGCCTCTTCCGCCGCCGAATGCAGGCGTATAGCCCCCACCCATGCCGCCGAATTGGCCACCCATTCCTCCGAATGGATTAAAACCTCCGCCCATACCTCCAAATCCACCGCCCATGCCGCCAAACTGGCCACCGAACGGATTAAAACTTCTGCCCATGCCGCCACCGTAGCCGCCCATTCTACCCATGCCACCCATGCCGCCAAATTGACCGCCAAATGGGTTAAAACCTCCACCCATGCCGCCGTAGCCTCCGCCCATACCTCCGAACGGGTTAAAGCCTCCGCCCATGCCACCGAATCTGCCACCCATGCCACCGAATCTGCCGCCCATGCCGCCGAAGCCGCCCATGCCTCCGCCAAACATTGGCATTCTAGGTGGTGGTGGTGAGTAAAAAGGTGAGCCGCCTGCAAATATGTTTGGTCCAGAGCCAAATCCTGGCATTGAACTAAACGGGTTCTGAGGAGGTGGCCTCATAAAAGGGTTCTGAGGTCGTTGCACAAAAGGGTTCTGAGGTGGTTGCACAAAAGGGTTCCTTGGTGCAGTTGGTTGATAAAAAGGGCTTTGTGGTGGTGGTTGACCAGTTCCAGTAGGCGTAGTAGGTGTAGTTGGTGTAGTAGGTGGCATAGGGGGCTGTGGCTCTGGTGGCCATGTAGGTTCCGCAGGTGATTTATTATGCGACAGCACAGGCACTGGATTTTCTTCGGTGCCGCCTCGTAACATATAGGTTTCCGCTTTGTCCACGGAAATATGGATTACAGGTCCATCGGAAAAAGGCTTTACTTCACTAACGATCAAATCTCCAACTGCATCGCCTTCTTTCAAATCTTCTACGTCTACAAAACCTTTGTCTTTTACAAAATAAGGGTGACTAGGTGACGTTACAATACTGTCTCCTTCTGTAAATAAAACCTCTCGTCTTGGACTGTCTTCAATTGTTTTTGCAAAAGTTACTTTCTGAGGGTCTTTTGAAGTGATGACTTCATCACCTACCTTGAGTTCCCCAGCCAGTATCCAATCGTTATTTGCTAATTGAATGTGTTCTTCGGGTCTAGGGCAAGAGGTCCTGACTTGACCTGGGATCATTCCAGGAGGAGTGCGTGGTGTTCCATAATCTTGAGGCATTGGTGGTGGTGGTATGTAATTCGGATCACTTGTTGGTAAAAGTTCTGGTGGAAAACCTCCTCCGCTTGATGAATTTCCTGGTGGTGGTCTCCTTTTCCCCCCTATGCCGGGTTTATCAGCGTATGAGTTGTAGATGTCCCATGCTTCTTGCGACCCTCCTGGTCCGGGTGGTGTGATCTGCGGTGCACCCATCATCGGATCAAACTTTTCTTGGCTCCATTCGCTTTGTGGTGGGAGCTGTTCACCAGACCTAATCCTAGCTTCTATGTTGCTCCATCGTGGTCGGCGATCTCCACCTCTAGGGTCGGGATCTATTCTCATTTTGCCGGTTACTGGATCCCAGCTCATACTAGACATTATTAACCCCCCATCAGCGAGACAATCCCGCCGTTAGCTAAACCTTGTTTTTCGGGATCCATGTAATCAACTTCTCGACCGCCACTCAAGGCTCTTCCTTCTGAGATGAAGTCATACATGGCCATACCGATTTCTTCTTCGCTCATTTCATTAAAGTTCGGACCTGCCACCCTTATTTTTTCTTCGGGTGTTAGTTCCATAAACATTTTGAGCATGTCAAAACTGTCATCGACTGGCGCCGGTTCTTGTTGGCCGCCAAAACGATCTTGCAAATAAGCAGATGTTTGAAAAGCGTCGGGAATAAAATCAAAAATAGTGCCTTTAAGCGCTCCTTCAGGTTGATAATCTCTAAATCTTTTCTTTTCAGCCAGGTCACCCTGTGCAAACCCTCTGACTCCGGGCGTTCTAAGGTAAGGACCATAGCCAGACCCCGCAATGGGGGGTAAGCTCGGTCTTTTAAGAAAGTTCGGCATTAAAAAACGCCTTCAAACTTAGTGCCGCGAATAGCTGCGCCTCCGCCTCTGCACTTACCGGCACCGAAACCCGGTTTAGGGGATCCGCCAGTGGCTTCTTTTTTAGGTTGCGCCAAGGGCACCGTGCCCTGGTCTTTAATTTTCATGGATTTACTTGCGGTACCTGGATTTTTTGGTACTGCGCCTCTAAACTTTCTTGGTCTTTGCATTGGTCTTCCTCTTTTTTTTAGATTTTCCCGCCTTGCTCAGTGCAATGGCAACGGATTGTTTCTTCTTGTAGCCCTCTTTTCTCAGTCTCCTTATGTTAGCAGAAACTGTTTTCTTGGCGCTACCCTTTTTTAGCGGCACTTTTTTTCTTTACTGCTTTTTTCTTTGGTGCTTCTTTTTTAGCTGTTGTCTTTTTAGCCGCTGCTTTTTTCTTTGGCGTTGCTTTTTTCTCATCTTCTCTGGATTTAATAAGCTGTTCTTTTCGTTTAGGATCGCCGCGCCAGTCTCTCTCAGCCTGATGTTCTGCTAATCGTTTTTCCTCTGCGGCTCGTTCTTCAAGCTTTTGTGCCTTGTGTGCGGCTTGCATGGCTTTCATCACTGAACTCATTAATTTTTCTCCTGTTGTAAGTCTACTGCTTTAAATCGTTCTGCCTGATCTAGTCTATCCTGCGCCGTTTCATTCTTCATTACGGCAATTTCCTCGGATGAATCAATTCGTTCTTTAGTTAAATCATCATGTTGATCTATTTTCATTATATCTAAATTTTGCCTTTCTCCAAATTCTTGTTGTTTGCGTTGTAAATCACCAGCCTTAATATCCAACTCCTGGCGCCTTAGTGCCACCAACGGATCTTCTTGCGGTGGCGGCGGTGCAAACTGCTCATTAATTTGTTGTGTTAGCTCGGCAATCACTTGTGCTGTTTGCGATTGTTGCTGTTGCATCATTTGTTGTTGCATTTGTTGTTGCTGTTCCGGCGGCACCTGCATTAATTGCTGTTGCATCTGCATCATTTGTGGATCTTGTGCCATTTGTTGCTGTACGATTTCCTCGGCTTTGAGTGCAATATGATCATACACATGCGCTTGAATGGACGCCAGCGCCTGTGGGTTTTGTTGCACAATGGCGGTCTGATACAGACTCATGTGCGAAGCAATATGAGCATCGTGCTCTTGTCCCGGAAAGGCTTTGGCCGGCTGTCCCATTAATAATCCGGCATTCTCGTGCGCCGGATCCACCGGCTCCGGTTGCGGCGGTGGCGGCAATAGCGCCTCGATGTTCTGCACATTAAGCGCTTGATACATTCGGCGATACGCCTCGTAAAGACCCGCCTGACCGTGAATCTCAGGGTTTGACTGTGCCATTTGCAGCATTTGCTGCGCCAGCATCACCCGTTGGCTCATCGAGAAGATGTTCGGGTCCGATACCGGAATAATATCAACACGATCATCAAAATCGGTTTGTTTAATGTTCTGGTCGCCGTTTTTGGTCATATACGGATAGGACGGCGGTAGGAATTGGGCGAAAATTCTCGCCAATAAGTTAAATTCTATCTTTTGTGCATAATGTAAGCGCTTATGAATCGCCGACATCACCTTAGTGCCACGCTCCAGCAACGCCACGGTGGTGCCCACCGGCATTTCCTGATTGGAATCGCCCACTTGAATATCAGCAATGGAAGCAAACCGCTTGCCGGCATCAACCATGATTCCCATCAGCGCCAACAGGGTCTGTGACGGCTCTTTGAACGGCAATGGTACAAAAGAATCTCGAAGACTGCCCCCTGGGGCATCCATGTCGCGAAATTCACCCGGTTGTAAGGGCTGATCGTCGTTCCGGATGCGAATCCCTCTCGCTTTAAATCCGGCCGGCAGGTTGGCGAGCGTGCCCGCGTCGATCAGCTGACGCAAAATTGAAGTGGAAGCCCGTGAAAGACCGCCAATCATGTGCGTTAGGCCAAAACCGTAAAATCCAAGTCCGGGTAGGAACTTGTAATGAACAAAATACTGAATCTTTTTCTTTAACGGGTCGGTTTCATTCCAGTTGCGACGAATGGAAAGCACCGCATTGTTGCGTTTGGACAACGTCACAATGTAGGGCAACTTAACCCCGGTCGGTTCACCGGTCTCGTCCATGTCTTCAAACCCGTCAATATCCAAATTGGTATGAATTTCATATAATTCGCAATCGCTGTCAGTGTTATACGACGGCTCCGTGCCTTGGAGCTTGTCAATTTCTCCCTGAATGTCCTCGCTGTCGTACTGCGCGCCCATCGACTTCAACGACACGTCACGATAGAACCCGCTATTTTGTAACTTAACGACATCGTTCATCGGCATCGAGACGATGTTGGTAATCCGTGTGGCCGTTTGTAAATCACTGGTGTCATAAGGCACCACTAAATTTTCAGACGGTATAAATTTCGACACTGCCCGACCTAAGTTCTGATCATAATAAACCTTACGAAACGCCGAGCCGGACAACGGTAGATAAAACAACAACATGTCCGTTTCAGGATCGTATTCTTCCATAACGTGCATGATTTGATAATTCATGTATTCCTTGACCCTGGCTGCCTGTCCCTCTAAATCAGGAGTAATAGCACCAACAATTTGAGTCTTAACCGGACCTTGAGCCGGCAGTATTTCGCCATAGGCTTGTGCCTGGAATTGGGTGACGGATTCGGCTAACAGGGGATGGGTTATGCCGGATGCGCCTTCAAAAGGTTGACTGCGTTCTTCATAACGCATGCCGAGAAATTCCAAGCCGTCACGATATTGTTTCTCCCATTCGGAACGAGAGTTAATGTCGGCTTCGACATCGGCAACGCATTGGTTAAATATAGTTTGTATCTCGGAATCGTCTAGTTCTTCAGCCAGGTTAGCACCAAATTCAACTTGTTGGGGCAGCATATTGCCCGCCCCAACAACAATATTTCCATTCTCCAGGGCGGTAATGGGGACGTCTTCTCCATTCAACTCGGCGAGTGTGGGATCCTCTAGTTCAATTGTTTTGGAATCATCGATAACCTCCAATGGCTCTTCTTGAGCTGGGTATATTCGTTTATCGACGTCCGCCATAGTATCGCCCTTGTGCTAATGTAAATATAAGCGCACTAATCCAATTGCGATATTGGGTCAATGGACTTATTACTGTGTTGTTCATTCTACTCATTAAATCATTCGTTTGCCAATCTTCCAAACATATTTCTAATCCAAGCTCTTTCAATGGCTTTTCGCCTAAAAGCATCTTTTTGCCCTAACTCCGCCATTCCCATGGCTTCTAATTCAGCCAAAATGTCTTCTTCTTCTGGATATTTCTCATACGCTTGGCTTCCAGCAAATCCTGCAAGAAGTCCTGGAATGCCCCCCGCAATTCTTGCTTTTTTCAACAACGGGTTTAAATTCTGACGACGCATCCACATCTCTCTAAAACGCTCCGCTGCTCTTGCCGATTTTTCCGGATCAACCGCCCTTAATGGCCTTACCCTAAATTCTCCTCCGCTCTTGGTCTGGTATAGTTCTTTGCCACGACCACCCAACGGGTATTTAAGTTCGCGGTTAATTCTCGGCATCATTGCTGTGGCAAGCCCTTTTCCTCCCTGTGCCTGGACTACTTTTATCAAAAACTCTTCGTAAGTTAAAAGCCCAGCCTGAAGCTGCCTTTTCGCCAAATCTATTTGTTGTGCGGGTGTCATCAATAATAAATGTGTTGTTGTGGTACAAACTCCTCATCTTCCTCATCCGAGTATAGACGAACAAAGTTTCCTTGTCTAAATCTCAGTATCGCTTGTGTCATCGAATCCACATAATCATCGTGCTC